ATCCCAACGGCTCTAAAACATGGCGCAAGTATTGCTGTAGTGACTGACATCCCTACAAACAAAACAAAAGACCGTAAAGCTTACAAGTACAATCCACCCTCTAAGCTTACCATTTCGGGTATCACTCTTGATACTGTTGACGGTGACCAACATGACGCCAGGTTTTTAGACGCTACACGTAAAGCTTTCGTTGTACTACGTGGCAAAGGTCAAACGATCAAGAGCGACACCACAAGCTTTATGCAACGCATACATAATGCAGCATAGGAGAGAATATTTTTAGGGTAGCATTGAAAGCCGTTTCTGTGCTACCATTAACACCATGTAACTAAAGAGATAGGACTAATAGACATGAATGTTTTAAGTTTATTTGATGGAATGAGTTGCGGACAAATTGCACTTGATCAACTAGGTGTACCAGTAAAGAATTACTTTGCTAGTGAAATAGACAAGTATGCAATCAAGGTAGCAAAAGCAAACTATCCAGATATGATACATTTGGGAGATGTACAAAGTATTAAGACAAGTGGCGATTGTTTACTTGATGATTTTGATTGTGGGCATAAAATCGATTTGCTTATAGGTGGTTCGCCTTGTCAGGGTTTTAGTTTTGCCGGTAAAAATTTAAACTTTGACGATCCACGCAGTAAGTTATTCTTTGAATACGTGCGACTACTCAAAGCATTAAAGCCCAAGTACTTCTTACTAGAGAATGTCAGGATGAAGAAAGAAAGTATGGACGTTATTAGTGAGATGTTAGGTGTTGAACCTATTGCTATCAACAGTAACCTAGTCAGTGCACAGAACAGGCATAGACTATACTGGACAAACATTCCAATGGATGATTTGCCTGATGATAGAGGCGTATTGCTCAAAGATATTTTAGAGGATGGTATAGATGCAAACTATTTTAAGGGCGGCAATCTCAAGTCATACTTTGAGAAGCACCGTAGGCAATTAGTGTTTCCACAGATACTACAAACAGCCAGAGGCTACAACAAGGGTGGACTAAAGGCTAAGAATGGTAAGACACCTACACTTAGCACTAGCTCATGGCAGCACAACAACCACCTAACCTATGATGAAGGACTAACCTACCGAAAGCTATCGTGTACTGAGTGCGAGAGACTACAAACTGTGCCTGATGGTTACACTAATCACGTCAGCAATACACAACGCTACAAAATGTTAGGCAATGGATGGACAGTTGAAGTAGTTAAACATATCTTTAAGAATGTCGCAGTTAATACTTAACTTGTCGCAAACAGTGGTTCAAGTATAGTTTTGATTTGCTATACTTGGGCTATAGATAAAAACCAAACATGCATATATAGGAGACACAATCATGTTTATATTATTCGCAACCAAGCCTTTAAATGATGGCACTAACGGCTTTCGTTTTAACTTTGCAGGGATCAAAGGTCTAACACGCAAGCGCAAGCCTAACCGCAAAGATAGCAGCCGTGGCTATAAGATAGTTACTGGTGATTGTATGACACAACTACACTTAGGCAGACGTAGTATTTATGTAGAGCATAAGCCTAACCGTCAGACCAACCGCAAGCTTTGCCACTTTGCAGGGTAAGCGTTAAGACTTACTTTTACCCTAGCATGGTTTGAGGTGCAATGCTAGGATGATGGTAAGTAATAAACGCAACACAAATGGAGACTGATACTATGACTAACCCTAATGTAGACAAATACGTTTTAAGCCTATACGACTACACAGGTGAAGCACTCAAGCCGTGGGCAGAGCAAGGCTATAGCTGCGTAGCGTTTGATATACAGCACGATGACAGCACCACTGACGTTTATCCTAGTGGTGGTAGCATCAAGTACGTACATGCTGACTTGCACGATTTCCAAACACACAGGCAAATCTTTATGAAGTACAATGGTAAGAATGTAGTGTTTGGCATGGCTTGGCCTGTGTGTACTGATATGGCTGTCAGTGGTGCGCCTCACTTTGCAGCCAAGCGTAAGGCTGACCCATTGTTTCAAGAAAAGGCTGCAAAACACGCTATGGATTGCTCTGACTTGTTTGATGATTTGGGTTGCCCATACATGATAGAAAACCCTGTGTCAGTTTTAGCTACACTGTGGCGCAAGCCTAACCACTCTTTCCATCCGTACCAGTACGGCAATTACATACACGATGATGAAGCTGACCACCCTGTTTGGCCTGACTACATTGCACCTAAAGATGCATACCCTAAGAAGACTTGCCTGTGGACAGGTAACGGCTTCCGTATGCCGTGGACTGATCCAGTAAAGCCAGAGCAAGGCCACAGTAGGCAACACCTCAAGCTTGGTGGCAAGTCTATGAAGACTAAAAACATTCGCAGTGCTACGCCTCGTGGCTTCGCTACAGCTATATATGAATTTAACGCAACATAAGGAGACATACAGCAATGGTACTGGATGAACAACAAAAGCTAGACATAGTACGTGAAGCTACGCCTAATGGTACGGCTTACTTTTACGAGGCAGCTATACTTGCCTTGCCTATGCCTGACGGTAAGCACTACATAACAAGGATGGACTAATGAGCATATGCGGTGAGATTGAGATTGCAGAGCACGAGATACACCAAGCGCAAGAGAAGATACGTGCTTTGCAAAAAGAGATTGATGAGCAAGCTAAGATAATTAGATTGGCCTATGAAAGAAAGACAATGCTAGAGGAGATAAAGTAAAGTGCAAGCAGGAACCAGAGAACAAACACTAGGCAACAAGTTAAAGTTTAAATTAGAGTTTATGATGACAATGCTTTTGTCCGATAGACGCGACGAAGCTGCGAAGATGTACGACCAATTGATCGAAGAGTTCGACAAGCTTAAATAAATACTTGTTCTTTGGTTGTGGACAGTCTACAATCAAGGCACGTTAACCAGAAAGGAAAGACAATGCTAGAGGAGATAAAGTAAAGTGCAACCGGGAACCCAAGTAATTATACCGTTCTTAGTGGCCTACGTGTTAGGCTTCATATACTACATAGTAAAAGGCTTTCGTGATGCAAAGGTACGCACTAAAGATACTGATAGCAATTAGCGTACTGATTAACGTAGCACTGGGTGGCAGCAATAACCAAACGCTGTCAGCCAGAAACTACGAGTGGAAACGTAAAGGTAAACTTAACATAGTGCGTTTGATAGATGCACTAATAGGTGAGGATCATTGTAGAGTATGTTGGATTGCATGGAAAAGAAGAAGAAACTGGTGAAGCCTAAGAACGTACAGCAATTAGTGTATCGATATCTAAAGTCAGATGCTTTCCGTAAGCTAGGTAGTGCCTCGCAGAGTGACTACTGTGATTGCCTGAGTATAATTGAGGATGGCTCTGGGCATCTTAGTCTTAAAAGTTTGAGTGTACCTACTATGCAGATGCACTACGATTGTTGGATTAAACGTGGCATATTCAGAGCTAATAAGATAGCTGCGATTATGTCTATACTTTTAAATTGGGGTATCAAGAATGAGATATCAGTGTTTAACCCTATGCGATATATAGATAAGACACCTAACCCAAAGCGTAAGGTTACATGGGAGCCAGAGCAAGTAAGCCAGTTTTTATCTACAGCGTACAGCGAGTGGAAGTGGCGTAGCATTGGCTTGATTGTACAGATGGCTTACGAGTGGGGCCAACGTGTAGGTGATATGCGTATGCTTACTTGGGCAGCTATAGACTTTGACAAAAAGAGATGCAACCTAGAGCAAAGCAAAAGAGGCGAGTCCGTACACCTACCTATCAATGATGGCTTTATGCATGTGCTCAAGCAACAGCACGACACTTTCGGCTTTCAAGTATTGGTGGCTCCACAGATGCAGCCTAGTGATGGTGCTTACAAGCCCTACAGTAAAGAGATGCTACACGTATACGTCAATGCTGTACTAGAGGAAGCAGGACTACCAAGCTACCTGACAGCTATGGATATGCGCCGTACTGCTATCACTGAGATGGTTGAGGCAGGTGTAGATATAACGCAGATCAAACAAGTGTCTGGTCACACTAACATCAACAGCCTGACGCCTTACATCAAGCATACCTACACTGGTGCATCGGAAGCACTAGCCCAGCGCAGTGCATTTAAACAGGAGAAGGAGTGATGACACGCAATTATAAGGAGCATGATAGAGCTTACAAAAAGGCTTACTATCAAGCTAACAAAGATAAGATAGCTGTTACACAGAAAGCTTACTATCAAGCTAACAAAGATAAGATAGCTGTTAAAAAGAAGGTTAAGAGTGCTGCTTACTATCAGGCTAACAAAGAGAAGATAGCTGTTAGACAGAAAGCCTACAGAGAGGCTAACAAAGAGAAGTTACTAGCCTACAGAGAGGCTAACAAAGAGAGGATACTAGCTAACAAGAATGCTTGGGTAAAGGCTAACAAAGAGAGGGTAGTTGCTTACTATCAAGATAACAAAGAGAAGTTTTTCGCACGTAATGCTAAACGCAGAGCAGCAAAACGAAAACAGATACCTATAAAAGTGCGTGATTGTCCTATAGAAAAGAATCGTGTAAACCAAATATATAAACTGAGTGACATGTTTACTAAAGCAACAGGTGTGCAGCATCACGTCGATCATATGTGGCCTCTTAGCAAGAAAGGCCCACATTGGAGTGGGAACTTACAAATAATTACTGCTACAGAAAACCAAAGAAAAAGTGCAAAGTTAAATAAAAATATTAAAGCAACAGTACGAGAGATGCTAAAGGATATAAAAGATGCTTATTGATATGGACAAACTAGACATAGCTGAAGGTGCTAACATCAGGAGCGACTGCCCTAGATGTGGCGGTAAGAATACTTTTACTGCTACCAAGCGTGACGGTAAGATAATCTACAACTGCTACAAACTATCTTGTGATGCCAAAGGTAAAGTTAGCTATGGCATGACAGCAGAAGAGATGAGTAGCTACTTTGTTAAGCCTCTTATAGAAACTGGAAATGTTAACAAGAGGGCAGAACCTTTCGTTTATCCAGAACATATAGCTAACCCTGTAAACAACAGATACATAAACAGATTTCGTATGAGATGGCAGGGTATATATGCAGAAACATTACGAGGTGTAGAGTTACTGTACGACATTAAAGATAAACGTGCAGTGTTTCCTATCTATCACAACGGTGTGCTCGTAGATGCAATAGGCCGTGAGCTAGATGGCGCTAAACCTAAATGGCTGCGCTATGGTAAGGCTGCTGAGTACGCTAGGTATTCCTACGGTACAGCTAATGGTGTATTCATATTAGTGGAGGATGTTATTAGTGCTATCACTGTGGCTAAAGTATGGCCCGGTGTAACAGGTTTCGCACTACTAGGCACTAACTTAACTGATGCACACAAAGAGTGCTTGAGTGACGATGCTAAGTATGTTATCGTTGGACTTGATCCTGATGCTATGCGTAAGACTTTAGTTATGCGCAAAGAGATAGAGGCTTGGTGTGACATACCTACCAGAGCTATCAGGTTACGTGATGATATTAAGTATCAAGATGATGAAGATATAAACTTCTTGGGGAGGTGGATTGATGAGGCAAAGAGGCACAACAAACAAGAGCAACCCAATGGCGAAGGATTTACGACAACCCAAGTACAAACCACAGGTGATACCTGATAAGAAGAAACCTAAACCAGTGCGTAAGCACAAACATAAAAAGACTGAGATATGCAGTTAAATCTTTTTCAGGAACTACCAGAACAGTGTGATAAAAGAGATGAAGATAATAGTAGAAAATGCAGGGTTTGTAATGCTACAAAACACATTACTAAGTTTCAAATATCGTCATATAAAAAAGGAGATAGACCAACATATAAGTATACTTGTCAGAGGTGTAGTTATAAACTTGCAAAAGAAAGAGATGAACTTAGAAAAAAACATGGACCACCTGCTGATTCATGTGCCTGTTGTGGAGAATACACCCAGACTAAACTAGATCATTGCCACAAAACTAAAAAGTTTAGAGGTTGGCTGTGTGATTTTTGCAACAGAGGCATAGGCTTACTAGGTGACAACAAGGAAGGAGTAAAGATGGCTATTAAATATTTGGAGGGTACAGATGGACATTCGTGAGAAGCAACTCACTAAAGAAATATATCGCATGATAGGCTCACTGAAGAAGGTGTTCAGTGATAAGGGTAAGCGTAAGCAGCTAGAAGAGGAGGTTGCTTACAAGCAAAAGGAACTACAAGATCACATGGGTGTGAAGACCTTTATCAGACCCATGAATAACATGGAACGTAAAGCAGCTAAGGAGAGGCGCAAGAAGAACAGTAAGTGGTCCGGTGATGGAGGGGAGTTGTATGAGTAGCGACAATCAATATCACATTAAGGGATGGTTCTCTGCTTTTCTAATCTGTACGTTTATGATACTAGGAGTGCCAGTAATTATTAATCTTATCTATTGGCCTGAGATAGGTGTATGGACTATTACCAATGACCCCTAGAGAAGCAGCGCAGATAGAAGCAGAGGTTACGTACATAAAATTCTTACAGTGGTGTAAGAAAGCCACGTATATAATCATAGGTACACTACTCCTTCTTGTGTCCTGTAACTTTGGGGTTGATGATAAGAAATACCCAAACTACAACGGTGAGGTCTATGCACCTATGAATATAGGAGAAAAGAAATGATTACTAGATTATTACTAACAGCATGTCTGTCTATTGGCGGCGGCGCTCTTGCCTATGCAGGAAAGATACAAACAAAACCAGTGATATGTGGAGATCAAGATGAAACTTTTTCTACCTTACGTACTTTTAAACAACAAAAAATCTATCAGGCTACACAACTAACCACAGTCAAAGAATCTGATGGATTCAGTGATACGCCTGTGCTATTGCCTATGGCAATCTTTATGAATCTTGATGAAGGTACATACACTGTAGTTGAGTACCATCCAGCCTATAATCAGTACTGCCTAGTTAGCTTTGGAAGAGAAGGAGAGTTTGTAAATGAATAAAAATTATTATATTGATGAGCTAAATAAAAAAGTAGCCAGCCTTGAGAAAAGAATTAAGGTGTTAGAGAATCTTTTATTAGGAGATAGTAAGTGATTGAAGTAACATACATAGAACACATGGGAAGTGATGTGTCAGTAGTTAATGCAGCCAGAGTTAGCTTTGGTAAGAAGACTACCCTAACCTATACGCTGCCAGAGGATGATAAGCTTATTAAATACTTAGCCAAGCACAGGCACATGTCACCCTTTGGTCACTGCTTTGTGTCGTTCCATATCAAGGCTCCTATCTTTGTAGCTAGACAGTTAGTCAAGCACAAATTTCTACGATGGAATGAGATCAGCCGTAGGTATGTAGATGATGAGCCAGAGTTCTATACACCTGACAACTGGAGAGAAAAAGCAAATAATAAAAAACAAGGTAGTGGGGACGGTTTTGTAAATAAAATTATGTGTAGTGATAAAGATATGTACCCACCTGATAAGACTTATTTAGCTGACTTTTGGGAGGTTGAAGTATCTGACATTGTAAATGATGAAGTATATGGCCCTTGTCACTCAAGGTATAACGAACTTATTAATATAGGAGTATGCCCAGAGCAAGCACGTATGGTACTACCACAGTCAACTATGACTGAGTGGTACTGGTCTGGTAGCCTTGATGCGTTCTCAGATATGTGCAAGCTACGAACTGCTAGTGACACACAGGGGGAGACTAGGGATGTAGCCCAGAAAATAAGCTATCGTATGGGTAAGCTTTTTCCGGTAAGTTGGAAAGCATTAATGGACACAATGGAAGAGATATAAGATGGAACATGGAGAGTTGTCCCTTATACGGACACTAATGAACAAAGACTTTTATGATAACAACAAAGGAATACATACACCAGATAAACTATTTACGAAAGATGTACGCAGAATAAAACAAACTGTAGACTACGCTATGGGTCAGTTCGACAAGGACTTATCCTTTGCAGAGCTAGAGGGCCTGTTCTTTACTAGAGAGACGATGACTACAGCTAACAAGGAGTCGTACAAAAGAGTGTTCGACAAGCTGCGTGATGAAGCACCCATGCGCTCAGAGGTAGCACAAGAAGTTATGTCTAGCTTGTTCAGGAATGTAGTAGGTGAAGAGGTAGCGAACTTAGGTTTCGACTACGTGAACGGTGAGAAGAATACGCTTGAGCCACTGCGTAATATACTGACTGACTACCAAGATAACTTCTTGCCTAACTTAAAAGTAGATTGGGGTGACATATCCATAGACAACCTACTCGTAGCTAACGAGATACAATCTAAGTGGCAGTTCAACATACCATCCCTACAAAGAAAGGTAGAGGGCGTATCAGGTGGGCATCTGGTTCTAGTAGGTGCTAGACCTAACACAGGTAAGACTAGCTTCCATGCCTCTCTGATAGCCTCTGAGGGTGGCTTTGCTAGGCAGGGTGCTAGGTGCATTGTACTGTGTAACGAGGAGAGTTACACTCGTGTGGGTGCTAGGTATCTTAGTGCTGCATCAAACATGCCTATGGAAGAGATCAAGGACAACTATGCCCTAGCATCTACGAGGTACAAGCCAGTGTACGACAACATCAAGATAGTTGATAGCACAGGTAAAGACATGAACTGGGTTGAGGCTGTAGTAAAGAACTACAAGCCTGACATAGTGGTGTTAGACATGGGAGATAAGTTCGCCAACAAGACAGGTGCTGACTCTCATGTGTACCTCAAGGATGCAGCCATCCACGCCCGGAACATAGCTAAACAGTACGAGTGTGCTGTGATCTGGATGTCTCAGCTATCAGCAGAGGCAGAGGGTAAGGTATATGTTGATCAGTCTATGCTAGAAGGAAGCAAGACAGGCAAGGCATCAGAGTGTGACTTGATGGTGTTGATATCTAAGAACCCAAATGTAGAAGGAGAGTATGAAGGAGATACAGAAAGACACTTAGTAATAGCTAAGAACAAACTAAAAGGTGGATGGCATGGCAGGGTAACTTGCAAGCTAGATGGAGAGAGGGCTAGGTATTCAGCATGAGGAGGGTGCTTGATGTAGAGAACTCCATAACACTACGTGATGGAAAGATATACAATGATCCTTACGAAGAGGCTAATACTCTGACTGAGGTAGGTGTCTTGTGTTTAGAAAGTGGCATGAAGAGACTGCTACCATTTGACCACAACGAGGCTACAGAAAAAGATAAGATGAACTCTTGTGTCTTACAAAGATTACTTGATAGCACCACGCTGCTGATAGGTCACAACTTACAATATGATCTACAGTGGCTGTGGGCTAACGGCTTTGAGTATGACGGTGAGATATATGATACCATGCTGGCAGAGTATCTGCTTATGCGTGGACAGAAGCAGCCCCTGAGCTTAGAGCAGTGTGCTATACGCAGAGGCTTGAAGTACCAAAAGGATGATACACTTAAAACTTATTACAAGAAAGGATACAACACAAATGAGATACCGTTGGATGAACTCAGCCATTATCTTGAGCTTGACCTGCTTACCACTGGCGAACTGTACTACGCCACAGATAGGGATTTCAAAACCCCTGCTTCAGCATCCCTTAAATCCGTTCAAGGAATCACCTTTAGAACCTGCAAAGCTCTCGCAAGAATGTCTAGATCAGGGATCAGGGTGGATACAGCCGCCCTCAAACACGTCAGACATGACTATGAACGAGAGCGAAATGAAATCCTTGAGCGATTGCAGGGTAGAACTAGAGCACTCATGGGAGGAACACCCATAAATTTAAACTCACCGGAGCAGTTGTCTTGGGTTATCTTTAGCCGTAAGCCAAACGATAAGAAGGAGTGGGCAGAGCTATTTGATTTTGTAGACCCGTCTGACTTTAAAGATGCAGTAAAAAAGAATAGCACACTTATGCTAAAGACAAACGTAAAGACTTGCCCTGACTGTAATGGTACAGGCAAGGTGTACAAGATAAGAAAGGATGGTACACGTTACGCTAAGCCTAACAAGTGTCCTAAGTGTGGTGGTAAAGGCTACCTTCTTATAAATACTAATGAGATGGCTGGACTTGGCTTCTTCCCACCAAGCAAGAAATGGATAAGTGCAAACGGGTTTGGTGTAGGTAAGAAAAACTTGGATACACTTATAGCTACAGCTAAGCACAACCACATGGAGAAAGCGATTGGATTTTTACAGGATGTTAAGCGGCTTAGTGCTATTAGTAGCTACCTCAGTAGCTTTGTGGATGGCATTTACTCCAACACTAAACGAGACAGAGTTTTACATATTACCCTTACCCAAACAAACACCAATACGGGTAGATTTTCTGGACGAAAACCTAACATGCAAAACATGCCAAGAGGAGGAACCTTCCCCATAAAACGTGTGTTCATTTCGCGCTGGGATGGTGGTAAGATAATCGAAGCTGACTTTGCACAACTTGAGTTCAGGACTGCTGCTTTCCTCGCACAGGACAGCACAGCCATGAGGGAGATAGATACAGGGTTTGATGTACACTCCTACACAGCAAAGGTTATCAGTGATGCAGGACAGCCTACAACACGTCAAGAAGCAAAAGAGCATACCTTCGCCCCTCTCTTTGGAGCTACCGGGTATGGCAGAAGTAAGGCAGAAGCTGCATACTACAAGCAATTTGTAGAGAAGTACAAGGGCATAGCTAAGTGGCACAAGAAGCTAGGTGATGAGGCTGTGAACGAAGGTAAGATAACTAACGTCAGTGGTAGGCAGTACGCTTTCCCTGATGTGGTACGCAGGGAGAACGGCTCAGTCAGTCACTTCACTATGATCAAGAACTATCCAGTTCAGGGCTTTGCTACGGGTGACGTTGTGCCTGTAGTTTTGCTAGAGCTTGACCGTCTTTTGCAACCTATGCAGTCGTGCTTGGTAAACAGTGTGCATGATAGTGTGGTAATTGACGCACACCCTGAAGAAATAAATGATGTGTTAAGAATTATAGATTTACTTAACGACAACCTTAATGATATAATTCAAAAAGAATACGATATAGAAATGAATGTACCACTACTATTAGAGTCCAAGATTGGTGACAACTGGCTTGACATAAAAGACGTTTAGTGGTATAACTTGAGACTTAACTTAGTATGCATAGAAAGGATAAAATATGCAAGAGAACGCAGTAGCATTAAAGGTAGATAACATGAACCTAACTGACGCAATGGGCTTCTCTGCCCCTGCAGGACAGGCACAGTCTAGCCTAGCTAGGATTACAGGGGTAGTTATACAACAGGCAATCGATGGTAAGGTAGCAACTTCCCCTGTGTTTAAGATTGTGACTGAGGAAGACACAGTGTTCGCAAGGAAGGTAGAGGTACGCCTATTTGCTGAACGACAGAAGTGGCAGCGCTGGGATAGTGAGAACAAAACCATGCAAAAGTCTGTCCTGTCTACTAATTTAAATCACGACATGAAAGACACGATTGGTACGTTTAATCTTGGTAGACCATCAGGTTACATCAAAGACTTTGCTGCACTACCCAAAGATCAACAAGACCTAATCCGTAGTGTTAGTCGTGTTAAGGTTATCATGGGTATGGCTACACTAACAGATGCTTTCTATGAGGGCGGTGATCCTGCCGATGGATATGACCAAGAGTTCGCCTTTGTCATGGATGTAAAGAACCGTGACAGCTTAAAGTCTATTGATACTACAGTAGGTAAGCTAATCAAGAAGCGTATCAATCCTGCAGAGCAGAGTATAGCTTTGTTAGGAGAGACACGCAATCTACCAAACGGTAATCCCTACATGGTAATCAACGCTTCACTTAGTAACTTTGTTGGTTTGCAAGAAGGTGATAACGATACTCTGCAAGATTTTCTAGACTACGTTGGTGCTAGCAATGACTACGTTACTACCAAGTGGGCAGAGAATAATGTAGAAACTATATCTGCCAGTGAGCAAAACATTGTATCTAACATAGTAGACGTAGAGGACTTTGAATAGTGAATCATCCTGCTGAAATAGCACTGCACCAGTACCTAAGAAACTCTATTGATGGTAAGTCTAAGATGTCAAAGGCTATCATTGAAAAAGTAAAAGATGATATTGGTGTAGCTCTTGAGAAACAATTCAATGAGCCTGAAGGTAAGCGAGAGTTTAGGTTAAGGATGTCCAATGTCGGGCGTCCTAAGTGCCAGCTTTGGTTTGAAAAGAATGACCCAGTGCATCAAGACGTATTGCCTACATCATTTAAGATTAATATGATCTTTGGAGATATGATAGAGGCATTACTGAAAGGTCTGTTACGAGCTTCTGGGGTAGAGTTTGGTGATAACAAGAAGGTATCACTTCCTTTGTCTGACACTGAGGAAATTGCTGGTGAGTATGACATGCTACTGGATGATAAGATAGATGATGTCAAGTCAGCTAGCAACTGGTCATACGATAATAAGTTCTTAGACTTTTATACACTTGAGAAAGGTGATGGGTTTGGCTACGTGCCACAGCTTGTTGGCTATTCTGAGGCAGCTAACAAGAAGGTAGGTGGCTGGTGGGTTGTTAATAAGAACAATGGTAGCTTCAAGTATGTTTCAGCAGCAGAGGTAGATAAGGATAAAGTTATACAAAAGATAAAGGATGTCCATGAGTATCTCAAGAGTGATGCACCATTTGAGAGATGCTTTACGGATGAGCCAGAGTCTTACAGAGGTGTGAATAGTGGTAACTATAAGCTACCTATGGATTGTAACTTCTGTTCACATAAAGCTAAGTGCTGGCCTACGCTGAAGAGCTTACCATCTAAGGTGTACAAAGGTAAAAGAGAAGCACCTATCATACATTATACTCGACTAAAAGGAGAATACTAATGTCGGAAGTAAAGATAAACGACAGGCAATATGACACAGATGATATGACAGAGGAACAGCTAGACTTGCTAAATGTGCTACAACAAAACACAGTAATAGCTAATCAGCTAGATCATCAGATACAATGTGTTCGTGCTATTGGTAAGGTAAAGCTAGAAGAACTAGTTAAGTTACTAGATGCCCCCAAGAAAAAGGCATAGCACTAGGAGGTATCGCAGTGGCTTAGAAGATAATGTTGCTGCGTATCTTAAAAAACATCAGAAGAAAGTCAGGTATGAGCGTTTAAAAATAGAGTGGGAAGACCTACGATACAGAACGTACACACCTGACTTTATGTTAGACAATGGTATCATAATAGAAACCAAAGGCATCTTTGACGTAGAAGATAGACGCAAACACTTAGCTGTACGGAGACAACATCCAGAGCTAGACATTCGTTTCGTCTTTAGTAACTGCAAAGCAAAGTTGTACAAGGGATCAAAGACAAGGTACTGTGATTGGTGTGACAAGCATGAGTTCAAGTGGGAACACAGGGTCATACCTGAAACTTGGCTAAAAGAAAAAGGCAAACTTATAACGGTTAAAACAATACCGTTCAAAGGGAAAAAGAAAGTGACAGCATGAAATATGAAATAGGAGATGATGAAGTAGCTTTAGTTTTGAAGCCTTGCTCTTTTGACAAAGGAGGTAAGTGGACAGGGGAGATGAACACTGGACTTGTAGTAGGACAAATAAAACTACTTACATCAGAAGATGTATCTTACGTTGTACATTTAGCTACATTGATGGGTGCTTTTTTAGAGCTTGCACAACATGATGATGAGTTGTATAATGCAGTAGAAGAACACAGAAATGATTTGATAGGCTTAGAACATCAACTACAAAAAGAAAGACCTCTATATGAAAAGGTAGAGGGTACGGATGGTAAGGTTCTAAAGCTAACGAGGTTTACTAAAACGCAAGGAAACGCATAATGAGTGTAATAACTATGGCAGATCAAACTATTAATGTAGATGACATAATAAATGGTGATACTACGTTTAACTACGACAGTGTAAAGAAGCCAGCACATTACAACCTGACTGATGGTATAGAATGTATAGACTATATTAAGCAAGTATTAGGACCAAACGGTTTCGTAGCTTACTGTAGAGGTAACGTAATAAAATATAATCACAGGGCAGCATACAAGAACCCTACACCTGTAGAGGATTTAAAGAAAGCGCAACAGTATTTGACATGGGCAAATAAAACACTAAAGGAGATACACAAGTGAACGGTACAAATAAAAAGTTTAGCGTTACATTTCTATTGGAGGTAGATGAAGCGTGTAACGTACTATCGACTGTACAAGATGCACATGAGGAAGATGTTCGTGATCTGATACACAACACGTTTCACGACATAGATGATGTGAAGATAGATAACTTAAATATTAAGGAGAGAACATGATTAACGCAAGCGGCATGGAAGCGTTTGAATATCATAACAACGTGGACAATGGTGAAGAATTGCCTACAGACTACCAGACTTTTATACATCAGTCTAGGTATTCCAAGTGGATGCCAGAAGAAAAGAAAAGAGAGAACTGGAGTGAAACAGTACAACGCTACATAAGCAATGTGGTTGACGGTAAAGTATCCCCAGCAGAACAGCTAATGATAGAGGATGCTATACTAAAGCTAGAGGTAATGCCATCCATGAGAGCCATGATGACTGCAGGGCCAGCAGCAGACAGAGATAATACATGCATATACAACTGTAGTTACTTACCCGTAGATGACCCTAAGTCCTTTGATGAGGCTATGTTCATCCTTCTCTGTGGTACTGGTGTCGGGTTCAGTGTCGAGAGGCAATACATCAACAAGCTTCCTGAAATCCCTGTTCTCTATCATTCCGATACCACTATCATTGTTAAGGACAGTAAGGAGGGGTGGGCTAAGGCGTTTAGACAAGTGTTGGCACTCCTGTGGGCTGGTGAAATCCCTAAGTGGGACATGTCTCTTGTACGTCCAGCAGGTGCTAGGCTAAAGACATTTGGCGGTAGGGCTAGTGGCCCAGCGCCTTTGGTTGATCTATTTAGATTTACTACACAGACATTTAAAAATGCTGAAGGGCGTAAGCTTAGTGCTCTAGAGTGCCACGATATTATGTGCTTTGTAGGACAGATAGTTGTGTCTGGTGGTGTAAGACGCAGTGCTATGATCTCTTTGTCTAACCTCAGTGATGATCGTATGCGTCACGCTAAGTCAGGCCAGTGGTGGGAGACAGCAGGACATCGTGCTCTAGCTAATAACTCTGTGTGCTACACGGAGAAGCCAGATATGGAATCATTCTTACGTGAGTGGACATCTCTGGTAGAAAGTAAGTCAGGAGAAAGAGGGATATTTAATCGTGAAGCATCTAAGGAACAAGCTGCAAAAAACGGTAGGCGTGACAGTGAGTGGGAGTTTGGTACTAACCCATGCAGTGAAATCATACTTAGGCCATATCAGTTCTGTAATCTTACTGAGGTTGTGGTTAGGGCTACGGACTCTATTGACGATCTTGAAAGGAAAGTCAGAGTTGCAACTATACTTGGGACAATTCAATCAACCTACACAAAGTTTCCATATCTGCGAAAGGTGTGGCAGCGAAATACAGAAGAAGAGCGTCTGTTGGGTGTGTCACTCACAGGGATAATGGATAACCCATTAATGACTACAAAGAACAAAGGTCTAGAAAAAACATTGGAGTACTTAAAAGATGTCGCTGTTTCTACTAATACTGAACTTGCTAGCAATCTCAATATACCCACGGCTACTGCAATTAGCTGCGTTAAGCCATCGGGAACAATATCCCAGTTGGTTGACAGTGCGTCTGGTATTCACCCTCGCCACAGTTCATTTTATATCCGTACTGTACGTGCTGATACCAACGACCCTCTAACTAAGTTCATGGCTGATCAAGGTATACCTAACGAGCCGTGTGTAATGAAGCCTGATAGCACAGTAGTGTTCAGCTTCCCCATCAAGTCACCAGACAAAGCAGTCCTGAGAGATGATCTAACAGCCATAGAGCAGCTAGAAACTTGGCTCATATATCAGCGACACTGGTGTGAGCACAAGCCATCAGTGACGATTACAGTGCGTGACGATGAGTGGCTTGAGGTAGGTGCATTTGTGTACAAACACTTTGATGAGATGAGCGGTATATCTTTCTTACCTCACTCAGATCATACGTACCAGCAAGCACCCTATCAAGAAGTAGGCAGGTCAGACTACAATATGTTAGCATCAATTATGCCAACTAGTATTGATTGGTCTAGACTATCTGACTATGAAGAAGACGATAACACAGCATCTATGCAAACACTAGCGTGTAGTGGCGATAGCTGTGAAATAGTAGACTTAACATAAAGGAGAAATAAGATGGTTGAGTTTTTTGTAGTATCTATAATCGCCGTTGGCGTAGTAACAGAGGCAGTCTTTCCTGCCATTAGTAGTGGCATTGATATGGCTACACCCTATGTTAATCAAGGCATAGATGCAGTAAAAGGTATCGTTAAATGAAGTGGATACTAGTCCTTATCTTTTTTAATGATGGACTACACTACGCACAAACACAGCCTTACTTATATGAGAACTACGATATATGTCAGGTTGCAGCAGATGAGGTAAAAGAAGTGTACGTAAAAAATATGCCACACAAAGATGCAGAAGTTATGGCATTCTGTGCAGCACTACCCCGGCGATAATGACCATAGAAAGTGAAGCAAAAGAGCACATGGAAAGAAAGCAAAGGCTTTTTTATGAGGGGCTATTGAGAAAGCTAGAGCCTATTAAGCAGCACATAAATGAACACTTGCCTAACAGCAAGAACAAAGAACGGGCTTTAGAAAGAGTAGATGATGTAGTTATGATAGCTAAATATACTGCAGAATTACATGGATTAAAGTAAGACTAATCTAGTTTAGCACTAGGTGGACACTGTTGGCTTTCATCCCACAAGACTATGTGGTAAGGCCAGTAGTGATACCTAGTGCTAATCTTTTTTGGGCATCTGTATTCACAGACTGTGTACATCGTAGCTATTGGAGCCATGCCAAAGAATATACCAGTTAGAGCACATATCACAAGCCAGTTTTGATTTTGAGGTTAAGATGATTTATAATAGATTCATATGTCTGCAACTCTCTATAGTTAAAATCTTTTAGCTCTGCATCTACGCCTCTTTCTTTCATCATACGTAAGGCTTTCTTTTGTTGTTCTTTTGTTCCCTTATTAGATGCATCATATCTTTTTTGTTCTAAAAAACCTTCACTTGTAGCTATTTTAAAATTATCTCTTACGTGTTTTCTAGCTCTCTTTAATTCTTCTTTTACCCTACCTCTCTTGTGTGCTAAATCGCCCTCTCTAAAGTTTTTACTCTTTAGCAATCGTGTCATTCTTCTTTCTAATACAGGGGCTAATGTCTCATTAAATATTCTATCGTACATAGGTATTTGTGATCTTTGATCTGCTTTCCATGTTTGTAGTTCTGATAGAGTATAGGCTTTTTCTGTAGCAGTCTTGCCTCTCTTAATATTCAAACCTAGTATACGAGCTAGTGGGTTAGCGTCATAAATATCACCTTCCCTTGTAGCTACACGCAAGTTCTCGCCTGTCAGTGCCTCAGACTCTCCTATCAAAACTTCTAATATATTGTCAAAGTATTTAGATGCAGACTGCGTAAACTTATTTACTCCCTCTGCCTGTCTCACATCTTTAGCTATATCGTTACCAGCAAGATACCCTACAGACCTGTTTACTGCATCAAGTGGACGTGTAGCACCTGCAGCTATATTGCCTAAAGACTTATACAAAGCATCTAATGTTTTACCTCTGTCGCTACCGTCACCAGTAAAATAATCAAACACATTAAATAGATCATTACCAAACTGTGCATCTCTAGCTACCTGCCCTATGGCTAACTGATTTAATACTTCTTCTCGTAGCTCTGGTGGTACGGACTCTCCTTTTCTACGTAAGTTAGCGGCTCTACCTATTGCTAAGAACAAAGAAAACGGAAACACATTTCTTACATCTACGATAGTCCCACTCATTTCTATTTCATTAACAGCCAAACCTTTTTTCTGTCTCTCATCATCCATTTGCATTGCCATTACTAGCGCAGTAGTTCCTACCATAGAACGTGCCATAGCTTCATTAGCTTTTATGTCTTTGCCACTTGCCTTATATATCCTTGATGCTGCAGGTAACAAGCTAGCTGGCCCCCATTGATATGCAGTAGCCACAACATTATTCATAAATCTACCAAAGGGTATAACAGTACCAAGCAAAGGTGTGTTAGATGCTTGCTCTACAAACTTAGCTGCAAAACCTAGCATCTGATCATCCGTGGTGTAGTCTTTAGAGAACACTGATCGTAACGTAGTATCTACTGCACCACCTATTACATCATCATCTATCTTAGCCATATCACCTGACTCTAACACACTAGCTAAAGTTATATTTGGGTTGTCCTTACCGTGCTTTAATCTAATATATTTATCTAGCTCAGTCATAAACATTTGTGACTTAGTAAATACATCCTGCACACGTACTCCTGTTATCATCATGGCGGCATCAGCAAATATTTCAGTCTTCTCTAGTAATGGACTATCTATATCCATGTTATATCTTTTGGCTGTTCTTTCTATGCCCCCACCTATAGTTTCAAATAACAAACCTTTTACCTGCTTGTTGTTATCTATTGTTGTCATCAAGTCCATAAAACTTTCATACGTAGACATAGGATCAAGAAAGTTTTTCATCTTTTGTGCTTGTAAATCTTTATACACACGAGCCTGTCTAAACAATTCTTTACTAAGATTCTTGTCACCTTTAGTTGCAGATGCTACACCAGCTACACCTAACATACCAGTGCTAAAGAGATCAGCTACACCTTGCCCACCATAAAACTGTGCAAAGCCAGCTACGTTAGCTGCAGTTGTAGCTGGAGATGAAACTAAAAGACGCTTCCATATGTTTTGCATATACGCTCCGTACTGTGCTTTTTTTCTTTTCTTACCAAACTCTTCTGCTAACTTATCCTGTACCTCTTTAGAGTTTATAGTTTCAACTAATAACTCATTGCCAGATACAACACCTCCATCTACAGCCCTACGAACACTAGCCATAACACTCAGTGTACTACCTGCACCACTAACTGTAGCAGCTATAACATCTCCTAGTTCCACAGGTAAGCTGTGCAACGTGCCTAGTTCTATGTTAGTGTGTTTTCTAAATAACTGTGATATATCTTTTAAATCATCAGGGTCCATGTAGTGCAATAAGTTTGTCATGATATCTGATACTTTTGTAGTCTTAGAAAATTTAATACCGTTGTCTTTAAATATCTTGGCTAACCCACCTACTTCTACTGGTCCTTTTATACCTAAAGCCTCTTTGCCATCAGGTGTGTAGCCTAACATAATTTTACTTAACAAACTTTCTGGCATTATTTGATTACCGTCTGAACCTTCAAAGGTTGCTTTACCAGTTTGTACTTTTGTGTTCCAATCTCGTATATCTTTCTTCATTTGATCTGCAGCTTGTTTAATTGATTTTTGCTTTAAAATAGGTGCAGCTACTGCCTCTCTAGCTAATTTGTTTACTAGGGTCTGTTGCTTTTTTATTTGTGCCTTTGGTGCTTTAGCTTTTTTAAGTTTACGTAATGCTTCTTTCTCTGCTTTAAATCTTTTTAGTGGAAACTCCTCTGCTCTGCTTGCAGCCTTTGCATTATCCATAGCCTCAGACAAACCAGACATACCATCAAACTTACCGAATGTGTAATGCAACCCACCCCCTATACCACCCAACGCTAACGACATGGCAGTTTGTGCAGCACTAAACTTGTCCTGTGCTCCTATGTCATGGTATATATCTTGTGTGGCTACATCCTGTACACCAGACAAAAGAGCATCAATTGCTGTAGTTTGTATGACAGCCTTTTTAGCAGCCTTACCTTTTAGCTCTCCTGTCTCTTCTCTTATAGCTCTTTGTGCGGCCTGTAGCCTAACTTTAGCTCTAGCTTTCTTTGCTGCAGCGTTAGATGCTCTCTTCATAGATGCCTTAGTGTAGCTACTACCTGCTAACTTAGCAGTCATGGCATCTGCAGCCTCTTCTCCTGCCTTTTTAGCTGCCTCTTTAGTAGCTCCACTAGCAGACGCTCTCCTAGCTGCAGCAGCTACAGAGGCTTGTATAGCTTTCTTACTAGCCTCACCTACGCCCAGCGCACTTGCTTTACCCAAGCCGCCTGTAGCTAGACCTATATAGTTTGTAGGGTCACTTGCTATAGATAATATATAATCTTTTACACCGTCCACTGCACCAAACAAACCATCATTGACAAACACGTTACCTAAACTATCGTACAACTCATATGCTTCTTTAGCTACATTCTTAGTTTTATCGTCTGCTTTACTAATAAATCTAGCCTCTCCTGCAGTAGCAACTATGTTAGTGTTAAACCTACGCATACTGTCAACAAAGTCTTCGACTACAGTTTCTTTGTCGGCATCCATGTAGTCAGCGCCCTTCTTGCTAATCATGTATTCACGTATCTTGTTTAACCTGTCTCTTCTGTACAGGTCATCCTTCTTTAACTTCTCTCCTTTACGAGTGTCAGATTCAAACATATCGTTGAACTCAGTGTCAGCCGTAGACATAGCTACAGAAGTACTAGGTTCTACTTTTCCCTTCTTCCCATATAACTTATCAAATTCTTCTAAGGTCATTTAGAGTAATCCTTGTATCTGCTTTGCTCTGTCGGCTCTTTTATTTACCAAGTTATTATATGCGCTGGGATTGGTCTTTCTTTTTACATACGCCCTCGGTCTTAGGTATCCTGCCATGACTATCTTAACTGCTTCTTCTAAATCATTTGTTCTTTTTAATTTTTTTATCATGTTTTTACCCATGTTCTCTAAAGTTCCCGGCATCCTTTCAGATAATTCTTTCTTTAAGTATCCGTAGTTAGCATCATATGATGAGGTAGAGAGATTATTGTTAATCGCAAACTCTTCAAACTTAGTTCTTCTATTATTCTTGCTTGATGTGTCAGTCCATTGCACATAACCTAAACCACCTTTGTGTCCCTTCTTCTTTCGTTCACCAGACAAGACCTCTTGCATAGTTTGAAAGTTAGTAGACTCATATGCTAAATTACCTGCTAAAGCAACAGCTTGTACTTTATTTAAATCAAAGTCTCTCATTAAGTCTGAAACTAATTTCTTAGATACATCCTCAAAGGAAGGTAGTTTTTCAGGAATAGGCTTTGATGCTGATGTTTGTTCGACACTTGGTGGCTCTATCTCAGCAGAGGTCTTCAGCTTTGAGGGTGAGGTTGAGTCAATACTTAGTGGCTCATCTTGAACAGGAGAGCCAAGAGCCTCTACGGTATTATCTGCTTTACCAAATGTCTTTTCTATAGTATTAACAATACTTTCTTCCATAGAGGGAACAGGCTTCTCAAGCTCACCTAAAGGTGTGCCGGGAAAATTTAACTTGCCTACCTGTTCGTTTATGGGAGTGCCGGGAAAGTTTAAATCTGCCATGTTATTTAACCCGGATCTGTCCGTTTGCTGGATTCCTAAAAACAGTCCCAGCAGGAAGACTATCGAAAATAGCTTGAGCTTCTTCGTTGGATAAACCCTCCTCAAAAATATATGGATTGTCTTTGTCATACTCTACCTTTTCTTCTTCAGGTGTACCCTCTCTCTCTTCTTGTTCTCTTCTTTCCTCGACCTTACGCATTACTTCTTTACGCCTATCTCCACGACCTTCAAAAAATGATTTTATTTTATCTATAGGTCTACCCTCTCTTTTTAAAGTGTATTCCTCATCTTCATCTTCTTTAGTGTCTACAAGAACGTCTTCATCTTCTTCTTCCTCCTCTAATGCTACATTACTAACATCTGGCGGTACATCATCAGGTGTTCTATTAGAAGGAAACGGAGATGCAACCACTGCGCCTTTAATGCTAGACAAACCTCCTTGTGAAACAATCTGCTGGAGCTTTCCTAATATTAAGTTGTCAGGTGTCACAATACCGTTCATTTTAATAGATATAACATCTCCTTTACTTACTACCGCTTCATAGTCATCTATGCCACCTTTATTATTCTTTGCAGTAAACTTTATGCGTTGTCCTACATCTCTACTCTCTTTAGGAGCACTTTCTAATAGTTTATTTGCAATAGTTCTCTCCAGTTCTTGATCAGCCATAGCATTAAACTTTAATGCTTCTATCTGATTATCACCTAGCCCCCCTACACTCTTCAATATAGGCTCCATCTTCTCTACGTACAAAGGATTATCTGATGCTAAAGCTTCAACAATCGTAATAGTCTTACTTCTTCTCTCTTGCTGTTGTAGAGCTAGAGATATCTGCTCTGGGGTCATTAACTTGCCCTTTACAACATAGTTTTTTGCCCTATTCTCATCTGCTAATATTTCTTCTGCTTCATTAATAAACTCAAGGGCCTTTGCCCTCTCACTAATATTATCGTCTATCCTACCTATCTCTATTTGTAATTGATTTAATGCAGTTCTTACATCAACAGCTTTGGTAGGAGCAAACGAGAAGTATGTACCCGGCGCGACACTTTCGTATGCTTCCTGTTTAGATATCTCATTTATATCCATAACAGAATAGCCATCAAAGTATGCATCTTCATCAAGCCTAGCTCTTACTGCATCGTCTAAGTCTAAGCCAAGTAATGAACCAAACACACCACGTTTTTTATCTTTAGTGCTACCCAAAGAGGGCTTAGTTAGCGCCGTGTTCATTTCGTAGAACTCCATAGCATCAACTTCCCCATACTTAAAGTCTTTATCCATATCTATTAAGGCTTCTACTTCAAACTCATCAAACTTTTGTCCGGGTTTAAAGTTACGCCTCGCTGCTTCTTCTTGAACAGCAGTGGATAAATCAAACAAACCTTTTGGTCCAGAGGCTATACCTGCATTAATGTACCTATCATCTACACCATACGCTCTTAACCTAGCTATTTCAGACTTAGCTAAGTTACCTAGCTGTGCAAGTTTACTTATCTTACTCTTAGATGCTTCAGCATTTTCTTTTAACTCTCTTTTATACTCTCGTGCTTCTGCAACTCTTGTATTAATCTGACGTGCTTGATCCTCCATAAATCCTGCAGCAAATGCTTTATAATTAAACGCCATAATACTTTACCCTCTAGCCATTAGGCCCATCTCTTGTGGAGCCTGTTCTTGTTCTTGTAATTCTTCTGGTTCTGCACCCTCTTCAGGTGAGTCCATTACCTTGTCTATCTCTACAACTTCAGGTGGTGGCATCTCTTGTGTAGCATCAGCAGCCCCTTCACGGCCTACATCCTGTGACAGAAAATCTGATATCTCACCTAGTAGCTCTGTGCCAGCATCTTCAGTACCCTCTTCTTGAGCTTTACTTAGCTCGCCTATCAAGACTAGCTGCATACGATCTCTTTCTTTTTGATCTATCTGAGCTTGAGGGTCTTTGTTTGTAAACTTGTAATCTATATCATTGTTGTCAGCTACAGCAGCTAAGAACTCCATGATTACAGGCTTTACTAGTATTGCTACATCAAGGCTATGTCTGCCTCGCATAACTTGTGACAGAGTTAGTGCCTCTGCTATAGGATTGATAGCTATGCCTGATACTAAAGAAGCCATCAGATCATCTATAATCTCCTCTTTAGCTAACCTAGTTATATAGAAACGTGTCGCTTCTTCTACCGTGTTTAACTCTGATGGACGCTCCCACGGTCTTTCACCGGGTGAGTGTGTGAGCAATGAGTTGCCCGGTATGGGTGCTCCAAACTGTGTTACTGCCATCTTATTTTTCCTACTTAGTAAACCCAGCGCCAAAGTATAAACCTACTATGGCTGATACAATATGTGTATCTAGAGGGGTGATTACAAATCCTTTTGCCATCTTCCATTGGATAGCTTCATCAGGGCCAAACAACCAGTTCATAAAGCCGCCCTGTACCTCTGTGTATCCTACATATACACTGATATCAGGATACCACACTGCGACTAGCTTTGGCAAGACAATAATGCTAAATACTGCAGATAAAGCTATAAGTCTACGTGTCCAAGCAAAGTGTTTGTCGTTCTTACCTGCATCTCTAGCCCTGTTGACTTGCTTGGCTTCAAAGTTAACACGTTGCATAAGCATTTCATTTTGGGCTTGCCTACCTTTTATGCTTTGCCCCCATATAGACATAACGCCACCAAGTATGGTAGAGAAGAGCATGGTGATTAGTTCTAAGGGTAAGCCAAACATTAATTAACTTCTCATTAGTGTTGCTATAACACTCTTACCAAATTCTAATTCACTACCAAATTCCTCAGAAACCTTACCAACATCTCCTTCTACCCCATGAGGCGCAACAATCCTAGCAGGTAAACTACCAAATGTATCTACGTAAATTTGAGAGAACTCTTTAAAATTATTTTTTACAGCAGCTACCATTTTTTTATCTTGAATGAAGAAAGGCTCTGCATGAATAGTATTATCCGCACCACCTCTTTCGCCACCTTTACGCGCTGCGTTCTGCGTTGTGGTAAAAATGCCTCTGTTTTTATAGCCTTTGATACCATGTTTTTTTGCAAAGGCTACCATAGCTTTATTAAATTTATCTGCTGCTTTTCGTGTTGCCTCATCAGCGTTATCGGGAATTATAACTTCAGTACCACTGGCATAACTTGTATGGGAGTTATAATCAAGTGATATATTAAACATATTTTTAGTTCCACGGTAAGCTTTACCATCACCTCTTGTGGCGTTTACTATAGTTAGATTGTTTACTTTAAGTTCCTGCCCTTCTGGTATAGCTTTAGGCTGCGTAGTAGGAGACATTAATCCTGCTGTTGCCGCATCAGCATTATCAGTATCCCAAGTTTCAGGCTTACCAAGATTTATACGTATGGGTGTACCTTCATCTTTACTAGCATCTTTGTAATCTCTACTACCTAATAAGAACCCTAAATTATGTGCAGCAGACATGAAGCCTATCTTACCGTCAGTATATGCTTTTAATGTATCTTTTATACCCCTAGCCGTAGAGTATTTATCCTCAAATTCTTCTGTAGTTAATCTAGGGTATTCTTGCTCACCATCTTTATTTGTAGTAGGCTCTGCAGTATAGTCTGTGTATATATTATAATCATATTGATCTTTTAATATTACCTCACCATCTTCGTTTTGTGTTAGTGTAAAGTCTCCAACTGAATAATATGCTCTTACATCAGCAGGTAAGTCAAAGGGTGCTCTATCTTTTCCTGTTATGACATTCATAACAGCATTTGCACTGTCTATTTGTTGTGCTTTTGTTACTTTTCCTGTACCATACTTAGTCCACATATTTCTAAAGTGTTGAAGTTCGTCTTCTTTAAATGCTGCTTCGGTTATGGGTATAGGAATATTTTTCATTAAGTAATTTCTATCTAAACCTAATATATTTTTTATTAGTAGCTTTGCAGGAGTACCCGTTGCTAAATTTAAAAGTTTACTTTGAGGCATTTTAAAATTAAATATACCACTACTAACAGCACTAGGGGTTTCAGTATCTCCTCCCATCGTAACTCCACGAGCGTCATTTAATGCATTTACTGTATCTTTATCTATAGTTAAGGAATCTAATAAGTCATTATCCTTTTTAAACTTTTGTATTTGTTTTTTAGTTTTAGAGCCGAAAATACCATCAACTTTACCAACGTCATAGCCTAACTCATTTAAAGCTTCTTGTATTCTTTTACGACCTTCTTTTGTACTTTGATCAGTTTCTCCTATGATCATAGGTATATCACCTACTTCATAAGCTTCTGCAGCCATAGGCAATCTTTTCATAAGACCTTGTTGGTCAGGTATTTCACCAACTTCTACTGCAGATTGAGGGATAACCCTACGAAAAGCTGCTTTAGTATTATCTCCAACTTTACCGTCAACCTTTAAGCCCTCCCTTTTTTGAAAAGCCCTTATTGCTTTTTTAGTATTGTCTCCTTTAATACCATCCACTACGAGTTTTTTACCATTTACAGTAATACCTGCAGCGTTTAAATCTTGTTGTATTTCTTTTATTCTATCTTTTTCTGTAAAAGTATAGTCTGGTTCTTTAGCTTCCCCTACCTGATATGGCCTCGCTTTAGGACGTAGTGACACATTTAATGCTTCTCGTGCAAATGCCATAGCCGCACTAGCCTTTCCTTCTTTTTCTTCTGCATATTTTAATAAAGAATCTAACTCTGCAGATTTAAACTTTTGCATTTTAACAGAAAAATTAGAATCTGCTTTTGCCATGCGAGTGTTGTACACCGAGTACAAAGTACTAGGATCAGATAATACATCTTGTGCATCCACACTATTTAAAGGTACACCAGCAGGTCTAGCTTTAGGTCTAAGACTAGTCTTAACTGTAGTGTCCTCCTCGTTAAACTCTGGGCTGTTAATATTATTTATAGTATTAGCTAAGTATTCATTGTTTTCATTCTGTTCAGTTTCAATAGGCTTTAGCCCAGCAGGTCTAGCTCTAGGTCTAAGGCTAGTAGACATTAAACCCTCTGTTTGCTTTTCTTCTTCTTGCGGTTGATCTTTACCACCACTGAGTAAGTTCTGCAAACTGTTAAATAGATTTTCTAAACTCATATTACTTTACCTTAACTAAAAAACTTACTTATGCCACCAGTTTCAGCTATAGCACCTATGGTAGCCGACAAGAACTTCCCTGCTGCCATTGAAAAGCCACTATCCTCTGCAGAGTCAGCTTGTATTTTATTTGTAACTAACTGGTGATCTCTGTCAGCTTGCTTTTCTGCAGTTGTCCAAGCGTAGTTCATTAAGTCACGCTCCTGTTGCCAAAGCTCTGCTATACCTTGTGTGGTCAAGTTGTTAGCAGCCATAGCGTCACGCATGTTTGCTTCATTGCTAGCAGCATTATTTATGGTGGCTATATTCTGTCTCCACTGAGTATTAGCTTGCGCTACAACCAGTTCATTAGATGCATTAAACATGTCACGCTGACTGCTGAGTTCTGAGTCAAACTTAGATAAAACATTCTCTTCACCTACGTTAAACTGCTCTATAGCGTTCTCTTGTGCGGTGCTAAACATATCAACCTGCGCATCTAAGTTAGCAAAGAACTGTTCAACCTGATTAGTGCTCTGAGCATTGAACTGTAGCTGTCCGTTCTCTGCAGCTTGATCACTAAGTATACTTTGTATTTCACTCTGTCCTTTGAATATTTCTATCTGCTGCTCATTAGACAGCCCTTCTAAATCAAATGACAAGAATGCTGCTGCTTTTTGTTGTGCAGCTTGTTGTCTGTTGTTTAAGTTAGTTACATCTACCTGAGACATAGCCGCAGCATCAGCTAGTATTTTAGCTTGAGTGTTGTTTAAATTAGCTAAGTCAACAGTTTGAGCTAACTCAGAGTTTCTTATTGCAGTCTGTTGATCTGCTGTGAACTGCATATTAGCTATTTCAGCTATTCTCTCTGTTCGTACAATGTTTACTTGCTGTCTGTTAGTAAGCTCTTGACCTTTCATGGCTGCTTCTATTTGTGCGGTAGCTAGAGCACTCTGCTGACGATTGGACAAGTTCTCAACATCTATAGTCATCTTGTTAGTCATGTTAAACATAGTGGCCTGTTGCTCATTGTTTAACTCTATGCCACGCTCTGCTACTTCGTTGCCTACATTGAATAGAGATGTCTGCTGTCTATTGTCAAGCACTCTACCTTCCATTGCAGCCCTAGATGCAGCATCTTGTATAAACGCTTGTTGCTTACGTGTAGCGTTCTGCATTTCAATATCAAACGCCTGTGTCGTTTCTAATACAGCTACTTGCTGCTCATTAGTAAGCTCTTGTCCCATCATAGCAGCTTTGACTTGTAAGTTTGACAAGGCAGTTTGCTGTACATTTGATAGGTTAGTTAAGTCAACTTCTAAGGCTTGTGTAGACCTAAGTATAGATGTCTGCTGTGCGTTACTGAGGTTTATGTCGTTTACTTGTGCAAAACGTGCAGCATTAGCTAGTGAGACATTAGAGCTAATACTCAACTCTTGACCTTGTAGTGCAGCTTTAAACTGTGCAGAAGCAAGCACAGCCTCTTGTGTATTAGACAAGTTTCTCAAAGACAGGTTGGCATTGTTCATAGAGTTCTGTATGTTTACAGCTTGTCTATTTGACAAGTTAGCTAACTCAAAGTTTTGTGCTGCAGCAGCATTAGCTAAAGCTACAGCTTGAGCATTACGCACGTTCTCCATATCCATAGCTTGAAAGATAGACGCATCAGCTTGTGCTATAGGTAGTGCCACCTCCATAGAAGCCTGTACCATAGCTGCAGCAGCCATAGAACTAGCGCCTAAACCACGAGCATTCATGGCTGCATTTACATTACGTAAAGCCCCTGCAGCCCATGCAGGTGTACCATCGTTGAAGGACTCCATAAGCTTGCCTAGCTGAAAAGATATTGTAGACTGAGCGCTAACCTCACCTTTAACTGCTGTAGCCTCAAGTTGCTGTGAGAATGTTGCACTGGCTGCTTTAGCTGTGGATGCTTCGTTTAGTGCTTCTAAGGTTCTACCTGTAACAACTACGGCTTCGTTGTTTAGTATTTTGTTAAGATCAACTAGCTCATCTGCTGTTACTGTGCCTGTCTCTGCTGTTATTGCAGGTATAAACTCTGATTTCTTTTCTTCTGCTGTAGCGTACTCCGCAAATGTAGCGGCCTGTTGTATCTTAGTTGCTTCAGCAGTAGCTATCTCAGTAGGCGTAAGGTTGTAGTTTACTTGTGCTCTTGCTTGAGGTGTATCAGAAGCAAACTTAGCACCATCAATCTCATCAACTTCTCCCTCAAATTGTTGGGCAATTGACCTTGTATATGAGTTAAATAATTCAGAAGTGGGTAATTCACGGTTGTCTAAATTCCTTTTTATTATTGGTATATCCCTAAGAAATTCCTGTGTAGCTGGGTCAAGGTTAAGCTGTGCAAGCTCCTCCGGTGTCATAGTTTCAGCTTTAGATAAAGCACCCTCTGATGGTGTACCTGTGGCTGCAGCTAGTTTCTCTAGTGCTGCTGTAACTTCGCTTTGAGACATGATAGCATTATATGTATTAACACTGTCAGCCTCTATATCTTTAGCTATCTTAGCTGTAGCTAGCTTAACTGCAGTTTCACTTACTTCACCTATCTGACCTTTTTCTGTACCTATAAGTTGATCTGTTTCTTCAGTAATCTTTGATACGTCAGCCTTAGTTGTTAATCCTGTAGGGTCAGTTATAGCTTTACCTAATGCCTCTGCTGTGCTAGGTATCTCTGTAGTCTCAAAACGCTTTTGTGCTGCCGCTACTTCAGCTTCAGTTGTTGTTATTAACTCTTCAGCATCAGTAACATTCTGCATAAGCTGTTCGTAAGCTATCTGTTCTGGAGATCTGTTGTTCTTAAATAAGTCAGACTCTTTAAAGTCAGTAAGCATCTTAGCTAGGTTGTTAAAAGAAGCTATCGCATCTTCTTTATTATCACGGCGTATAACTACAGTTTGCCCATTATCAAACTTAAATGTCCAATTATCTGATGACCCTTTATTAAGTTCTGCTTCATCATACTTAGTTGGGTCAGATGGCATCTTACCACTCTCAAGTATCGCTTTAACATCAGCACTCATTACACCTGATTTACCTACACCATCTCTGTGATACGTATCAAAATCTATGTTATATTTAACATTTGCGTCAGAGCTTAAATAAGTCGCTGTTATATTTTCTAAAGCAGTAGGATCAGTAAATGGATTAGCTTCCGGTTCTGTTGCATTGTTTAACGCTGTCTGTGCATCAGTTAATGTTTTCTGTGCATCAGCGTAAGCCTTTTGTGCAGCATCTAGTTCGCTCTGGCCTATTATAGTTGGTGGTAATTGCTCTATAGGAATATCTGCTGCTGCTGTGTCTTTTTCTGCAACAGTAGTATCAGCAACAGTAGTATCAGTTGTCGCTTTTGCCCTAGCCTCTTTTTCTAATTGTATTCTCTCTGATTGTTCTACAGCTTTTTGCGCTGTATCTTTGTCTGCAATAGCCTGTGAAACTGTTGTATCAGGTGTGGCTTTTTCTTGAATAAACTTTGGTAAACCCTCTGGTAAAGCTACCCCTGTATTTCCACCAGCTAAAGCTACCTCACCTGTAACTTGGGGGACAGAGGTTGATTTACCTTGAACATTATATTGTGAAGATTCCTGAATAAAGTCATCTCGTGATTTACCTTGTTTAGTGTTTCTATATTGTAAAGTACGATTGTTACCTTGATTGTGTATTTGAGCTTCTGTACTATTAGGATTTTCTGTACCTGCAGATATTTTTTGAGACAGTGCGTTATAATCTGCTACAGTATTTAATTGTATATTTGTGTTTTTAGCGTGATTTAAATAAGCTTCGGCAAAACCTTTTTGAACGCTTACTGCAGTTCCATCAGGAAAATTAATTTGTGCCATATCATCTTGCGCCGTATCATCTCGAAGGTAAGTATCAACTAAAGTAGGTTGACCAGATGTTTTAGCTTGTTTCTTTTGTGCTGCAAAGTTTTCCCAATAAAGATCAAGAGGAGTTTTAGGAAGCGCTCCACCAGCTTGCATACCTATAGGAGCCACAGGCCCACCCTCTACACGTTGTCTAGCCATCTCGTTATAACGCCCAAGCATAGATGCAACAGTCGGAGTAGCCGCAACAAACTTATCCATGTCATCCTTTTGCGCTGGGCCTGTATAGCCTAGCTCAGTAAGTAATTGGTGCGTTTGTTGATTGTTAAAACCTTTAAACTTGTTTGCCATAGTATTTTACCTATTATCCATTTACAGCTTCGTTCAGTCCATATATCATAGCGACACAGCCACCTACAAATACTAGTACACCTATTACTACAGATATCCCCCAAAACATTTGATCTCTTTGTTTAGCTTGTAGTTCTAGTGCTTCCTTGTGTCTCTGCCTAGCTGCAGCTTGTTCTTTAACTACTAAATCCCACATACCGGGTGGGCCAAATAGCTGACACGTTTCTCTTAACATATCCATAGCTTCTTTGTGTTTCATTTTAGCTGAAGCTATAGCAAAACCCTCTTCTTCACTACTCGTAAGTCTACCTAGTGGTCCTTTGTGTTTACCGCTTTCAGCAAGTTGTATCTCTGTGTCTAACTTAGCTAACTTTCCAAAGTGAGGTAATAAATCACTAACATCACGTCCTGCCTTTATAGCTGAACTAATACCACCCGATATTGTACTTACTGCAGACGCAAGTGCAAGAACCTCTATCATTGTGACAAATCCCTCTCATTATTTGTCTGCCATCTTCTCTACAGACATACGAATAGCTTTTATGTTTTCATCTATCCTAGCCATAGATACAGCCTGTCCATGTACTGCATCCTCTACACGCCCTAGTCTTTGTTGTATTTCTACAATTTTAGATGCGTTAATTTCTATGTCAGAGGTCATTGTACTTACAGTCCAAACAATAGCAGCACCCTGTACGAATAAACCAAAGATTAGTGTCAATGGTACAGACTTACTCAAGTGCCAGTTATCGTTTGCCATAATGTTTATCCTGTAAATGTATCTGCAGCAGATATAGCCGCATCAATGTCAGTAAAACTCTCTGATGTCCAATCAGTAAATGTTTTTTGATGCTTGAGATAGCCCACGCTGCGTGACACACGAGCTTTCTTTTGGTCATGTGTCATGTCATACCCAAAGTCTGCGCTTGTTGCATCAGAGCCTTTGTTGTGTGTAGCAATCACACTGTTGATTGTGCTTGCACCATTTAAACAGGCCGCATGACCTTGTGCTATTTCGTCTGCTGTCCTACTCATCATCTTTTCCTTCAAGTGTGGCTATGCGAGCTTCAAGCTCTTGAATTGCTTTAACCATTATAGGCATTAAAGAAGCTTCGCCTATTCTTTGTCTACCATCCGTAGGATCAGCCGACCACATATCAAACCCATCTTTAATATCAGAATAACTGTCTATAACCTGTTTAACTTCTTGAGCTATAAATCCATGATTATATTTACCGTTCATCACCCTCTCATCAGAGTCAGGGTCGTGTGTTCTCATTTCAGGATCAATGTCTTTTGCTTTCTTCCACCTAAATGTCACTGGCCTTAAATCTTTTATAAAATCTAAACCAATCTTTTCATCTTGGATGTCCTCTTTAAGTCTTACATCAGATGGCGCAGTGATGGACGTTGCACCAAATGCGATATTACTATCCGTAGCTCCGAAACCAAATGTGAAATTGTTTGCTGCTTGTGATGTAACTCCCGTCCCTAAAACAATAATTTGTGATGTGTCGCTGGCAGCGGTATCAGAGTTGTATCCCATAATTACATTGCTGTTACCTGTTGCAAAATTATCACCAGCCAATCCGCCTACAAGAGTGTTTGAAACTCCAGTAGATATTGTGTAGCCAGCAGAGTGACCCACACATGTATTGTAAGCGTTGGTAGACGAGCCATAATTTTGAGAGAAAAGACATTGCGCTCCAACAGCGGTACTACCGTGTCCTAGTGTATTACTCGTAAGTGACCTCCACCCTAATGCCACATTTCCATCAGCATCAGTCATTGCGTCACCTGCTTCACCACCCAACATGACATTATAAATACCAGTGGTCATTGCTGTACCTGCAAGGTAACCAACTGCCGTGTTTACACCAGACGCTCCTACGTTCTGTGCTTTCAATGCTTGATAACCGACAGCAACACTTTCACCATTGGCATCTTCAGTTTTAAGTGCTTCAAATCCAACAGCTACGTTTGCATCACCCGTGGTTAGTGCAGTGCCAGCCTCGTCACCCACAACTACGTTATAATTTCCTCCAGAGGCTATTGAGTTACCTGCGTTTACACCTGCACGAAAGTTGGACGTACCTGCACTAGCAGTAATGATATCTGCACCATCTGCGAAAGTAACATCAGCAGCAAAGTTTACTGCACCATCTACATCCACTGCATCTAAGTTGGTTGTACCGTCTACATCAATATCACCAGAGATGTCTAGTGAGCCAAAAGAACCCACCCCTGTGGTAGTTATGTTACTAGAGCCTGTATCAATCGTACCAAAGCCACTTGTAATACTACCACTATCTAAAGCACCAACAGTTGTTGCAGCAGTAGTAACAAGATTAGGCATGGCTGTAATCTCATCATCAAAGTATGCAGCAAGGTCTGTTACAGCTACTTGCACCATAGTGCCGTTGTCATTTAAAACAACACGATCAGCGTCAGCTACCGTTGTTGCTGTTGCAGAAGTATTACCATCTACTATATTAAGCTCTGCTGCTGTACTGGTTACACCGTCAAGTATATTTAACTCTGCTGCTGTACTGGTTACACCGTCAAGTATATTAAGTTCTGCTGCAGTGCTAGTTACACCATCTAAGATATTAAGTTCTGCTCCTGTAGATGTAACTGCAGTACCACCGTAGTTTAAGTTACCTGCACCTATTACAATTTCACCTGTGCCTTTAGGTGTAAGTGCAATACCTATGTTAGTGTCTCCACCTGTAGCTGCTATTATTGGATTACTGCCAGTAGCATTGTTAGTAATCTCTATTTCATTTACAGCAGAGCTTGTTGTTTGAAATACTACAAGTTCATTACCATTAGCATCAGCTATAAAACCACCATCAGCTATTTTAGGTGCAGTAAGTGTTTTGTTAGTTAGTGTAGCAGTTGAAGCTGTTGATACTAGGTCAACGTCACCACCTGTGCTTGGAAGTGTTAGGGAGTTAGAAGCAGCCTCAGAGTGTGGTGCTCCTTGAAGTGTTTGTGCATGAGCATTGCTAGACTCACAGTAAAATTTAATCTTTGATACTGCCCCTGCATTCTTTAAATCAATTAATCCTGACTCTATTCCTACATTACCATCAATGACTACTTGACCAGAACCTTTAGGCAATAGTTTTAAATCAATATTAGTATCACCACCAGTAGAAGCAATTTGTACACCATTACCAGTAGCAGCATTAGTAACTTCTATTTGATTGACTGCAGAGCTAGTAGTTTGGAAGACTATTTGTTCGTTGCCGTTTTCATCTCCTATAAAGTGTGCGTCATCAATTAATATATTACTAGAGTTAGTATCTAAGTTACCACCTAGCTGTGGAGTTGTATCATCTACTACGTTAGATATAGCACCAGAAGCAGCAAGACCTGCAACTACAGCACTACGTGTAATCTTTTTAAGACCGCCACCAGATGTGTCAACAGCTAAGAATACGTCATCATTAGCTACCGTACTAATCTCTGATAAAGCAGTTACTAGGGTAGGATTAAAGTTTGTACCATCAGCGATAAGTAAAGCACCAGAAGTATTGGTAGCCATTGTAAGGTCATCACCGCTAATAGTAAGATCACCTGCTATTGTAGCATTAGCACCACTAAATGTCAAGGCTGTAGTTGTGCCTGACTTAATAACTAAGTTGCCAGAACTATTTGTTAGTGAACCATAGGTTGTACCTGCATCTTTTACAAATACATCTCCACCATCTGCGTCAAGTATAATGTCACCAGAGGAGTCTAGCGTAATGTCTGTGCCATCATTAGTAATAGTATCAAGAGCAATACTACCTACGTTAGTAATATCAGCATCACCAAACGAAGTAGCAGCAAGTGTAGTAGCACCAGACACAGTTAAAGCATCAATACTAGCAGTATCAATGTTAGCTGTACCGTCAATGTACAAGTCTTTAAATTCTAGTGAGCTAGAGCCTAAGTCTACGTCATTGTCTGTAGTAGGAAGTATAGACCCATTGTTAAATGTAATTTGTGTTTCACCACCAGTAGTAACTGTGATTACATCTGACCCACTAAACGCTATGCTTGTGTTTGTGTCACTGTCACCAGATATACTATCTAGCTGTATGTCACCAGCATTAGTAAAGTTAGAGTCACTAAGATCAAACGTGCCTGTAACATCTAAATTACCACCTACAGATAAATTACCTGATATATCAACAAGACCATTTATGTCAATGGTTGTAGCTGCAATTTGTATTTCTGTATCAGCTACAAGATCAAGCTGACCATCTGCACTAGAGTTAATGTAAATACCAGTATCACGAAACTGTATCTTTTCTGTAGATGCAATAAGTAAATCATCTGAGAACTCAAAGTAATCCTCATCCTCCATCCACTTTAGTACACCGTCATTAGTCTCACCATCAAACGTAATAACAATATCTGTACCTGCAGTGCCTTGACCAAACGTTATACCGTGACCTAAGAGAGCACTAAGAGGCCCACCCTCTCCTGCTGTACCATCATGTGTGTGTCCTGTGCCAGCAGCAAAGGCAGCTAGTAATTGGTCAAACTCATCATTCGTGTCTGCAGCCTGTATAACGTCACCGTCTGTATACGTAGACTGCCTTGTGTATGTAGCACCCATTAGCGTCTTGCTCCTACTTGATACTCTAACTGAAATCCTTTTAGTGAATAAGGAGATGAAACACCATTGTCATCAACTCTTAGGGCCACTGTAAACCCTGAACCTTCTACAGGTTGTCTGACTAGTGGTACTGTACCACCACCATAAACAAACTGTGTTTCACTTGATGCTGTACTGTAAACAGCAGTGCCGTACTGAGAGCCTACCTTACCCGTTGTTAAAGTATAAGGTGCAGGTCTAGCTGCCCCAACATTCTCATTATCATAGCGTAATACTAAATCAGCACTTATTGCAGCTTCAGGTTCGTAGTTAAGTATTACCCTGTGCATGTGCTTTCGTAGGCCAGCATCACCAAAACTTATATCTGGCCCCCTATATCTACCAAGAACAGTTACACCATCAAATGTGTTACCTTTTTCTTGCCTGTGTACATAACCTTCAAAGTCACCATGAATTACTATTACATCACCTGCAGTTATAAAAGAGTCAGTGCATGAAGGTTTTATTCCTAGTGTTTCAGAAAACTCAAAACCACTTTCTTTCATAACGCACACTACACCTCTAGTGCGTTTTTGTCCATTAGTTGCTTTTGTAAAGAATAATCTGTACTGTGTTTTATCAGGTATAGTTACACTTTCAAACAAAGATGCATCTACTATATTTTTATCAAACAATCCTTGTACATTTTTAGATACTGTACCAAGCTCAACGTCACCAATCTTAGCTGTACCTGCAACTGTTCTTAAACCATCAGGCCCAAGAAACATTAAGTCACCTGCAAATTCCTGTATTGTATCACCATTAATACAACCAATATTTCTTGTGACAGGCTGTACTGAAAAATCAGACAAACTAGAACCTGTAAGTTTAAATATCCTGTTCTCACAAAATATAAATAAACTATCACGAAAAGCTTTTAGTCCTACTATGGTGTCATCTACTTTGATGCTACCTGCACCGTCTGCTGCGTCAAAGTCATCCTCATCTAAAGGCTCACTAAATACAACCTCTTGTGGTGTGGTTGACTTACCAGCGTAAAACATGTGGTTTCTGTAAGCAGCTACAAACTTTGATCCAGATACGGCACTTTCACTAACATCAGTTGCACTCATAGATGAATTAAATACTACAGGTGCGTTAGTACCGTCAACTAATACTAGTTTGTCGTTACCATCAAAGTTAAATCTCTCAAAGTTATACTTACCTGCATTAGTTCTACCTGTATCTCTTTGTGTCCAGCTTTCAGATACAGTATCATCTGTAGAGTGATTAGCTGCTGTAGTGCTAGAAGTTGCGCGAGTTACACCTGTGAATGCAAACGTAGAAACTCCTGTATAAGTAAATATCTCATCACTAATTTGTAATGTACCACTTGTAGAAAAACCTGCAGTGGAGTCAACTGTAATTGTACCAGAGCCTGTCATACTTGTAGTTGACAATATCTTTAGGCTTAATTCAGTAGAACCTGCACTATATATTCTTTCGCCACGAGCAGCTACAACTCTTTCTGCAAATATACAAGACAATAAAACTTTTTCTGATGTATTATTAGTTTGTGGTACTTGGTGATTTACGTACTTACGAAAACCGTTTATTCTTCTGTAACCGCCCTTGATGTCAGGCTCAAAGTTTGTAAGCTCTAAAGCTTCACCAGGCTGCATCATAAAGGTAGACTTGTCTAAAACTAGACCACCTTCACAATTAAATGCTGTAGACTGTAACGTTGAAGTATCTGGCATTATTATGACACTCTGAGCACAGGGTTAGATGATCCATAAGGCGATTC